GTAACGTCTATGCCTGTGGAGGTGGTGGCTAGTTTGGCGGAGTTGTTGTAATAAAGTGTAACGCCTTGATTGGCTATTGCCGCAAGGTAGTTTTCATTGTGTGCAGTATTTTGAAGATATAAGTTCTCACCTCCAATCTTAAAGTTGCTTGAGCCACTTTCTGTAATAAAGGAGGTGTTAGCATTATGATAAATCTGTAGGTCATTACCAGCACCAAACGTAGCCTTGTCGTTGTCGCCTAAGTTAAGATCACCAGTTAATGTTCCACCTGTTAAAGGAAGGTAGTTACTAATGCTAGTGGCAACAGTAGCTGACAAAGCTGCAATCCTGCTTTCTAGTGTAGCAGATAGAGCAACAATGGTAGAGGCATTAGCTACAATACTAGTTTTATTGGTAGCAGTAAGAACAGATACTGCAGCTATGCGAGTTTCTAAGGTAGCTGATAAGGCTACTACGGCAGAGGCATTAGCTGCAATACTAGTTTTATTGACTACGGTAAGAGCTGATACAGCAGCAATACGTGTATCTGTAGGGAGTTCAGCAATGGTAGCTGATAAAACTTCAATCCTATTTTCTAGTGTAGCAGATAGAGCTACAATTGCTGAAGCATTAGCTGTAATGCTAGTAACAACGGTAGCTGACAAAGCTGCAATTCTACTTTCTAGTGTAGCAGAAAGAGCTACCACAGCAGAAGCATTAGCAGTAATACTTGTTTTGTTAGTAGCAGTAAGCACAGATACCGCAGCTATACGAGTTTCTAATGTAGCAGATAAAGCTACTACTGCGGAAGCATTGGCTGTTATACTAGTTTTATTTACTGCAGTAAGAGCTGACACAGAAGCTATGCGAGTTTCTAATGTAGCAGACAGAGCTACTACAGCAGAGGTGTTAGCTGTAATGCTACTTTTATTAATAGCAGTAAGAGTTGATACAGAAGCTATACGTGTTTCTAGTGTAGCAGATAAAGCCACAACTGCTGAAGCATTGGCTGTAATGCTAGTTTTATTAATAGCAGTTAGTGCTGACACTGATGCAATTCTAGTTTCTAGTGTAGCAGATAAAGCTACTACTGCGGAAGCATTAGCACTAATACTAGTTTGATTAATTGCAATAAGAGAAGTATTAGCTACAATGTTAGTTTGGTTAACTACGGTAAGAGCTGAGACAGCTTCAATTCTAGTTTCTAATGGAACACCACTAACAGTTAAATTATTTCCGTTACCATAGTAAGCAGTTGCAGTTACATTATTAGTAACCGTTAGATTACCAGTACGTAAACTACTTACACTTACATCTTGAAATGTTAGTGTCTCAGCAGTAAGGGTATCAGTTGTAATATTAGTAACAGAAACAGTAGAGCCTCTGATAGTGGTTGCACTTATTAGTGCTGTCTCAATAGAACCAACAGTAAAGGCATTACCAATATTAAGACTACCAGCAATGCTAACATTACCAGTAAAGGCTGCCGAAGTTTCTGATATTTTTAATGAGGAGTTGTTTCCTGAGCCATCCTGAATAGCACGTAGTGTACCGTCTAATCCTTCGTTAGTGGCACTTGAGGCTATCTGTAAAAGATCCTTATATGTGTTAGCAATTAACTTGCCTGTTAAGTCACCCATTTAAACAGTACTCCATTTCTTATCTACAAGTTCCCACTGATATATAGTAGTGTAAACTTCTGTTGCATCTTCCCACTTAATGTTCCTATCAATATTAGGATCAGGTCGTGCATTCATTAAGTATTGACTATTATCTCTAAGGTTAGGAGTTTTGTTCTGTGCATGATTTACTCTATCATATGACCCATCCCAATCATTAGGACAGACCCACAAATCAAAACTGTTCTTACGTAATAAAGTACGTCTATATGCAAAACCACATATGTCACACTCTGCTCTTACGTGTTTACCTCTAGCCATCTAAATCCCTATAACGGTGGTAGCCAAGAAGACACAGGTACTGCAGATACAAGTATAGGTCTTAGTGGTCTAGCATCTTGAATATTCTCGTCGTCTGAAACATTAGCAATTCTATTCTGTGGGTGGTTAACTAAATCAAAGTTTGCCTCAAAGTCCATAGGGCATACCATCATTCCGTAGCTGTTCATTTTTAATTCACGAAGCCTGTAACGGAAACCACAAATATCACAAAGTCCTAATGCTCTATTTGCCATTACACATAGTTCAATCTAGGACGTATTAACAAGTTAGCACGTTCTTTATCTTCTTCCTGAGCACGTAGCAGTCGTTCCTCATACTCTTGTTTAATCATTTGGATACGTCCTGCCTCTACTCCAGGTCGTTTCATTGACATGAAGTATGCAGTACCAGCAGTTAAACAAGGAAGGAAACGACGGGAGATGTCTGCTGTTTGGGCAGACCTTGTCACGTCTTGGAAGTATTTAACAGTTTCAAAGGTAATTGAATCTGTGCTGTTCTCAGGGATAGGCCATAGATACACAACAGATTGGTCACGTTCACGACGTACAGCATACTGAGTAGGACGACCTGTCTGCCCCTTACGAGGAACCTTTAGATATTCCTCCATACTAATTCGTTGTAGTTGTAGATCAATACCATTACGTTTAACTACAGCTTCTAATACATCAATGTTCTCAGAACCCAATGTATAACTAGTAACACTAGTAGTTACGGTAACAGCAGTAGTAGAAATAGTCCATAGCTGAATGCCACGGTTTTGCCAGTCCTGTAGTAATAAGTTAATTGATCGACGGGCTGACTTACCCTCTTCACCTAGTGTGGCTTCACCACCGATCATCTCCATAGCTTCTTGAATAATTTCATCAATGTCCATGGAGAAGTTATATGTTCCAGATGTAGCCATAATTTAATTCCTTTAAAATATTATCTTGTATTTTTTCTTACGAGGCTTTAACCAAAAGTATACGTCAATCACGGCCTACGTGCCCTTTTCTTTCGGGAAGCAAGTGTAGCTCTTTGACTAGAACCTCTTGGATTATCGTAGCCAATTAACTTATTACGTTTAATAGATCCCCTACCTTTCATGCCTGGTTTGCTAACCTGCTTCCCAACTGATGCTCTACTTACCATTATTGTATGCTCACTATTCCAAATATCGAAGCTATAATTAAACCTACAACTGAAACAGCAATGACACCTATTAGCATTGCCTGTTGTACTTCTTCAGCTTTTATCTTAGCTAATCGTCTACGTTCTGCTTCTGCTTCCTTTTCTTCCTGTAATCTTCTAGCACGTTCGTTAAGTATCTCTTGCCATGTACTAGAACCAAATCGAAGGTTAACAAGGTTTCGTATTTCAGCCATTTGTTCTGCAGCTAGTTTAGCATCTATAACTGAATTAGCTGCTGACTTATGTTGGGACATGACACTTCCACTAGAAAATCTGTCCTTCTGTACTTGCTGCTCCCCATTTAGTAGGCCATCTATTGCCCCTGAAATTTCTCCTATGTCTTTAACTGTCTCGATGTGTGTCTTAATAAACTCAACAGATTGTTTAACCAGTGCTATCCCTGCTAATGCAGTAGATATTGGTTCCATAAGTTATGTTCCTCTCTCTATTATAACTCATTATTTCTTTTTACCCAACCCAAACTTTTGCTTTTGAGACTTAGGTGGAGCCTTCTTACTTCCACCTGAACCTGCCCAAAATACTTTATCTGCCCAGTATGCAGCAGATGTCTTACCTTTGGCTATATTCTTACCATGTCTTGCCTTAAAACTTTTACGTGCTTCAGGACTATAGTTGTGCCCCATACTTTGAGCACCAAATCTAATAACCTTTACCTTCTCTCCATCCTTAACGGCTACAACAGCTTTCTTAGTTGGATGATTAGGTGTACGTTTAGGCGTATTTAGACTTGTTAGTCCTACTTTTTTTAGTCGGTTTTTTTGTGCTTCTGTTAGAGACACTTGTAACTCCTTTATCTCTGTATGGTTTAACTTTCTTAGCTATAGATTTAGGTTGCTTAACAAACTGTTTTCCTTGTTTAGTTCCTTTTCTTTTTGCTGCCGTAGTAGCTGCATATTCTGACGGGGTGAGTGCCTCAATAGCTTTTTTTGGTAAGTACCTTTCCCCTGTTTCCGATGACTTCTTGCCACTCTTAGTTTTCCATTTCTGCTTTGTCCAGGCTTTTAGAGACTTCTGAGACTTTGCTAATGTCATTACGTATAGCCTCCACCTTTTTTCTTGTATTCCGATGCAAGTAGTTGTGCCTTTCTTGCAGACCACTGACCTGCTGAACCACCTTTTGTTCCTGCTTTAATTTTATTAAAGAGGTTCTTCCGCATGGTGGGCTTCGTGTAATTCCCAGCCTCATTTACTTTACTTCCTTTTTGTTTATAAACAATCTTACCACCACCAGCTAGGGAAACTCCCTTGCCTAGTTTATTAAAGTCAGCCTTAGTAATCTTATCACGTGGTTCCGCAACACGTGCTAACTTCTTTTGTTTAGGAGAGTATTTACCAAAAGGCATATTACATTTTTCCCTTTACAGTACCACCTTCTTTATAACGTAGTACAATGTTATTAGGGCCAGTGTCAACTTCTTTTTTAACTTGACGAGCCTTACCAAAACCTTTAACTTGACGACCTACCTTGCCACCTTCCATAAGAGCTTTAGTGCCTAGTCTACCACCAGCTTTTTTTCTAGTGTTAGGAGGAAGACTATCTAAATACTCTTTAGCCTTTTTCATTCGTTCTTTTTTTTCAGCAGCTTCTATCTTAGAGTTTCTTTGTGCAATTTCTTCTACAGTAAGAGGATATAATCTTTTATCTCTTTTTTCAAAGGCTTTATCAAATAACTCCTTATCACGTTTAGATGGCATATTATCTACCTCCCAGTGCTTTACCGTAACCACTGGTAGCACAGCCCACACCTTTAGGCTTACTACTTTTAGGCTTACTACTTTTAGACTTACTTCCCACTGAACTACCTTCTGCAAGTGGTTTTGCCTTTCTTGTAGACATTGATTTTTTCTTAACCATTCCACTA